CCTCTTCCTGCGCTTTCTTTTCCTGTGTAGGACCAATATCCTTTAGTAATAACTGTATCTTGGTATTTAATATTTTTATCCACTTCAAAGCTTGGATATTGAGATTTATCTTCTTTTACTACAGTATATCCTAATTCAGTATAGGCTTCATCATCGGCTTTAGCACCTTTTTTTCTAAAAGCATATGGTGTTAAATAACTGCCTGCTGCTCCTGACGTAGACATTTCGTCTACATCATCTTCGCTTATTGCTGTTTTATAATCTTCTGGGTAGTTGTTCCTAACATGAGTACGAATTAAATTTCTTAATTCCTTAGCTTGTTTATATATATCTAAAAAGACTTTATCATCTTTTGCTTTTTGGTATACCCCTTTAGCAGTTGTTGCTAACTCCATAGAGTCTTCAACTAACTTACTAAGATTAGGAACATATTCTATATTCCAAGTAATTGCACCTGTATTAGAGTCAACATTGGTTACTTTGGATTTAACTCCTCCATCTACTTTGATATCCCCTATTGCAAATTCCTCTTTAAGTTTATACTTGTACCCCATTTGCTTTTTTAATTTCGCTTACTAGTTCATAATATTGTAACAAATCAACTAAGTTATCATTATCTACCTTATCCGTTTTACTTAATTCTGTTAGGAACTTAGTAATCTCGTTAATTTTTATTTTAGTAGCTTCGTCTTTAATATTATTAGTAGATTCTTTTAATGTCTTTTTAAGAAAAGATATTTTAGAATTATAAAAAGTTCTTAATCCTGGTGTTGAGTCTACTGAATTGATAAATTCTTTAAGTACTTGTTTTTGTTCTACACTTAAACCATCATATTTTTCATTAAACTTTTCTAACAGTATTCTATAAGTTAAAGATCTTACATCTTTATCATAAGTAGCAAATTCGGCTAATACCTCGTCTTTTTTAGTCTTATTTATTTCCTTTCTAGTTAAAAATTCTAGTATTGTAATTTTACTAGCAATTAACTGGTCATTATCAACTATAGTTTTAGAATTAACTCCCTCAATTAATGTATATAAGGCTGCTGTTTCTTTATAGTTTTTAATTTGTGAACCAAAGAAAGTGTTTAAGTTATAATGATTTTTAATTTCATTAATTAAATTGTACTTTTGCTTTTTTAAGGCACCTCTATTAAATATTTTAGAGTTATCTAGTGTAGTATTTAAATATATGGTAGCTCTAGATTCATTTAGTACTTTAGACTTTGTAATTGTTTCATACAACTTATATTCACGACCTAATTCTGTTTTTACAAAGTAAGTCTTTAATAAGTCAATAGCCTTGGATTCTTTACCCGACAGGGTATCCGCAGTTATCTGTCTAACAAGTAATTCAAATAGTATACCTGTATTTTTATACTTTGAGTGTTTAATTTTCATCAAAAATATATTTATTTATAAATATTAAGATTTTAGTCGAGATTCATCAAGTAATGAAGAGTCCGCTTTATCCTGTTCAAATATTAATTGTTTTTTGTCTAATCCACTAAAAATGTCCTTATTTTTTAAGTAAGTAATTTTTAGGATCTTCAAATTCAGATAATCTTGGTTTAGGATCTTCATCATTTTTATCAGTGCCTTTCATGCTTTTAACTCCTAAAGGATCTTTACCGAAATTATTATCTTGTTTTCCTCTATTAGTAATCCCATCTTTAGGTCTACCTAATTCTTCACTATCAACAGCATACCCATCAGGTACATTAGCTGGATCAGACATTGTTCTACCTTTACCATATAATGAGGCTAAATCATGTGGTGTTCCATATGATTGACCACTTTCTACTGGGTCATTACCTTCTGCTAATATTTGATCGTTTCTAAATTTACGTTTAGAATCTTCACGAACTAAATCTCTATACTCGTCGAATTGATCTTCACTAAAGTGATAAACATTATGATATATCCAATCAGATGGTACTAAACCTTGTTCTAATAATGTACCTGCTAATTCAGATTTAGATTTCATTAACTCAATTCTTTCTTGATCATAAATGATAGAAGGAGTTGTCATTGACAATTCAAAGTTAGTTAACGATTCATCTCTATACCCTTGTGTGTATAAATGTACTAAAGCTATTTTCTGTAATTCTGATATTAATATTCTTTGTATTCTATCAATAGTACGAGCAAATCTAATATCTTGTTGTGCTAATGTAGATTTACCTGCTTCTCCTTCTCCATAACCCATAAAGGATTTAGGTACTTTTAAGCAGCAAATAATTTTTCTCTTAAATACTCAACATCCGCAATACCATCATACTGTAATCCCGGTGTTGTTTCAATTTTTGTTGCACTATCATTACCACGAACAGGGATGTAAAAATCTTCTAACATGTTTTGCATGTTATATTTTAAGTTATATTCACCTGTTTTTTCATCCATCATTGGAGTACGTTTCATGTTATTGATAGTTTTCTGCATAAATGCTTCTACTTCATTAGGTGGAATTGCACCAACGTTTACATAAAATACTCTTTTTTCAGGAGCACGAGCAATTCTATGAATTAACATCGCGTCTTCCATTAACGTATATTGTTTAAATAATTTTCTTGCTGGTTCGATATAAGACCTACCATAAGGTAAATAATTAACATCACCCACCATTCTAAAGTGAGCCATTTCGTAATTATCATATATTATACCACTTCTATCATCGTTTGCTCCATTAGCACCTGCTACATTGTAATAACCACTAGAAGAACCACCAGAAAAACCTTCAGGATTCCATTTAAATTTTACTTCTGCGGGGTTTTCAGGATTTTGACCTTCAAGTCTTTCAATATGATATGCTGTGTAAGGTATAACATTGTATACACCAAATTTTTCAGCTATTTCTAATTTTAGGAAAAAATCACCATATTTACACATTTGTCTAACCCACATCCATAGATTAAATTCTACGTTTAATACGTCATAAAATAAATTATATAATATTTTCTGTACATCAGCATTTGAACTTCTAATTTGAAGTACTTCGCCCATATCATTTTTAAGTGTAGACTCATCCGCTATAATATCAAGAGAAGAAGCTATAATAGCATCCGTATCCATTACGTCATACTCTGAGTATAATTGTGTTCTTAAATATTGATAATTTAAGTTAAATTGTGCCCCGTATAACGAGGTAGGTGCTGAAGAATAGACTTTATTAAATCTATCTACTAAAGCATTTGTTTCGTACTCCCCACTAGATTGGATATGACCCGAATCTATGGTTTTAACTTGGTTACCTCCAACGTTTCGTATTACTACGTCTGTAGAAAATAATCTCCTTAATCTTGTAAATACACTGTTATCCGCCATCTAATATATAATTATTGTTTATAAATATGGTTATATTAACCAACTAATATCCTCTTTGCCACCTTTGTCAGTATCCATGCTATATGGATTTTTTACTTGCTGGTTATAACCGCTACCATAACCACCTTGATATGGTGTTCTGTTAACTGTCATATTACCTAAGGCTTGTTTTGTTAGGTCTATTCCTCTTTGTTTAAATTTTAATGCTGTATCTCTAACATACATCCCCATCCCAAAAGCCATTACTAAATCATCATTATATCCTGTTTGCGCTTCTGCTCTTCCATTTTTCCAAATAAATACTTTCATTTCTTCTATCAACCTTCTAGATTGAATCGTTACTCCTTTATCACTAATGTATTCTTGAAACTTACCTATTATCATAGGTCTTGTTTTAGATGACATTGTAAAACCAGCTACTTTTTTGGAATTGTCCTCATATTGGTCAAAATACGAACTAGCATTGGCCTCTCCACTCCGTTGTGAATAGTAGAGATTAGAATAATTTCTATCTATTGCCACCTGTATTGTAGCCCATCCTATGTTAGCGTTTTCAATTACTAGTAATGCTTCATTATATTCTGTGGCTAATCCTACTAATAAATGTCCAAATTCTTTAGTACCAATTTGACCTTTATATTCTGCTACTTGAACATTAGTTTCAACATCCATTACATGACAAGTAGAAAAATCTTTTCCATCACCTCGAGCAACATCTGCTAAGACCATATAAGATCTAGAATAATCAGCATTTTCCCAAACCCATAAGTTTTGATCCGCACCTCTACGTTCTAGTGGTTCTTTAATAAAGGATTTTTCATAATATTCTAAGTGTTCATTATAAAATACTATATCACCCGATGTGCTAAAATCGCAATCACATTCCTGTTCCGCTAATCTTGGATCTCCTAATAAAGCATCTTGTGCATCTCTCCAAGTTTGATCTCTTTCAGGATGTACATACCAAGGTAGCTTAATTGGAAGAAAATCGTTTTCTCCCTGTTCTGCTTTAACCCAAGTTTGATGAAACCAGTTACCTGTACCATAAGGTGTAGATAATACAATAGCACCACCACCCGTTGCTAGGGTTTGTTGAGCTGATGCCCATGTTTCCGCAATGTTATCAATAAAAGCCGCTTCATCAATAATTAATAAAGATACTGCTTCTGAACGTGCAGCATCGGCGTTTGAGGATTTTGCTTGTATTTTTGACCCATTAGTAAACCTAAGGGATAATTTATTATTTTCAGCAGCATCTACTTTTAACCATGAAGGTAAATTTTCCCACATGAATTGTACTTTAGTTACTAAATTTCTTGCTGTTGCTTGTGTAGTTGCTAATGCCAGTACATTTCGATCTTTATGGAACGTCATTAACCAAAGAGAGTATCCAGATGCTAAAGTTGATATACCTAACTGTCTAGATTTTAGTATAGCGCTATAGTCGTTATTTTGAAATAACGTTAATACCTTTTCTTGAAATGGGTACAGGTTAAACTGTATGCGACCACGTTGTGGATGCTGTATATAACAGTATTTACGCATAAAATGTATTGGGTCTGTAGCACATTTTAAGTATTCTTGACGTAGTACTTTTTTTATGTCACCCATATTATTTTAATAAAAGAATTACACCAACAACAGCTATAATACCTACACCTCCTGTTAATTTAGTTTTAAGTCTTTGTTTTTTCAATGATAACTTTAATTTTGCATTCAAATCCTCGGCTAACCCAAACTGTTCTTTACTAGTAAACAATATAGAATTAAAATTATTTATTTGAGAATTAAGATTATTAATAACACTATCTTTTATAACAATTTTGTTTTCTAATAAAAAAACTTTAGTTGATATAAGGGATAGTTCTTTTTTAAGCCCGTCACCTTGTATTAAATCTTTAATTACGAGTTTTACTATTGGTTTTTTTAATTGAATCGAAGTACTGTCTATAGCGCTCTGTGAAAAACCTAGTAAGCTCGTCATCGTTAAAAGAATCAACAGCATTAATTTTTTCATTTGTTTGCTTTTTTAATATAATAATTTTATTGTTCTGTAAATAAATAGCGTTGTCTAATTTTTGTATTTCTTGATTTAATGTATCAATCTTATATACTAAATCTTCGTTTATATAATGTAACGAATCAACTTTTTGTTCTAATGCCTCTATTTTATTATTATATTCATTAATATATTCTTTTTCATTTGAAGAGTACATATTAATTAAATAATAGACCCCAAAAAATGCTATAGCAAGGTATAAAAGTCTTTCTTTAAACGACATCCTTTTCTAATTTAGCTACTAAAGACTCTAGTTCTTTTTTCTTAGCTGTTTTAGTTTTTAGTTTGTCCTTAATTTTTTCTTTTTCAACACCATCTGCTTTACTATAATCACGAGCTATAGACTTCATCTCAGTAGTGATATCTTTTAATGCCTTAACAGCAATATCTAATTTTTTATGTTTGCCGCGAGCTGATTTAGCTAGTTTAACAGCATCTTTTTCTGTATCTTCATCGGTGTCATCCTCTTCAGATACTACTTTAATTACATCATCATCCTTAGCTGCTTGTTTTACTTTTGCTAAATCCTTAGGTGATGTTTCTATTGTAGCTTCATCCATTACGGATTTTAACTCGTTAAGTATTTCAGACTTTATAAACTCTTTTAATGCTGATTTTTTCATTATATAATATTATAGTTAGATTTTAATATAAATATGTTAAAGTCCTGTGATAGTTAAT